CCTGGCTGGTAACGAAAAACGCTACACTGAAGCAGATTTTGAAGAAGATGAAACCCTTGAACAGTTTTTGATGGCATCAGGGGCAACAGAATTGCCGCCCAAACGGGTAAAACGTAAAAAAGTCCGCAAATATATCATGGATGGTGCCCGGATTATAGAAGATTTGGGCTATATTGCCGGAACTGAAATTCCGATTGTGCCAGTTTACGGAAAACGGTGGTACATAGACAACCGTGAACGCATGATGGGCCATGTTCGCATGGTCAAGGACGCCCAGAGGCTCAAGAATATGCAACTTAGCCGCCTGGCAGAGATCAGTGCATACTCTACCGTCCAGAAACCGATATTCAGCCCGGAACAGGTAGCTGGTTATGAGGTGATGTGGCGTGAAGATAACATCAAGAACTATCCGTACCTGTTGATCAACCCTGTTACAAATGTTGATGGATCAGAAGCGTTGCAAGGCGCGGCTGATTATACCCGTTCGCCTGAAATACCGCCTGCTATGGCTGCGTTGTTGCAGGTTACGGAAGTAGACATCCAGGATTTGTTGGGCAAACAGGAAATGGCCCAGGAAGTTGCACCAAACGTGTCTGGCACGGCTATGGAACTCGCACAGACCCGTCTTGATCAGCAAAACTTTATCTACATGTCGAATATGGCCAAGGCTGTGCGCCGGTCTGGCGAGATCTGGCTATCGATGGCGCGTGACACACTGGTTGAAGAAAAACGGCCAATGAAAGTGCTCGATGACAAGGAGCAGCCAAGCCAGGCAATGCTGTCAGTGCCAGTGCTTAACCCTAAAACGAGCCAGATTGAGATACAGAACGATATTAAACGCGCAAAGTTTGATGTGTCTGTAGATGTAGGCCCAGCTTCACAAAGCCGCCGTCTGGCTGTTGTTCGCGCACTTACAAACATGCTCCAGATTACGCCTGACCCGGAAACGCAGGTTATTTTGACCAGCATGGCTCTAATGAACATGGAAGGCGAAGGCCTGGGCGATGCACGGAAGTTTTTCCGCAAACGGCTGGTTAATATGGGCGTGTTGCAGCCAAATGAAGAAGAAATGGCGCAAATGCAGGCTCAAGCCCAAAATCAAGGTCCAAATCCGCAGGAAGCCTATCTTATGGCGGCTGCTGCCGAGGCTGAAGCCAAGGCAGGCAAGGCACAGGCCGATGCAGCCCATGTGCTGGCCAAGACACAGGAAACAGAAGCCAAGACACTTGAAACACTTGCTGGGATTGACCGTTCCGAACAGCAAAATGTGCTGGATATGCTACGGTTCCAGCAGGAACAGGAAATGGCCCGTCAAACTGCTGCGCTACAGGAAGCAGCACAACAGACGGCACTTATGGGACAACAGCCGGGTGCACCACAACAGCCCGGACAAGGAATGCGGGAACCAGAGGCTCGCCCTAATCCTCTGAGACAAATGGGACTACCTAATGTTGGACAGTGAGCAATCTGAAAACGTCGAGGTTATAGAAGAAGTTGTCGAGGCAGAAGCTGAGGCCGAACTGGAAGTTGAGGGTGAGACGCCCGAACAGCCAGATGAGGAGCCAGCAGAAGCAACAGAAGACGACGAACTCGTTGTAACACTCGACGGGGAAGAACCAAACCCGGACGACGAACTATTCAATCCAAAGGCACCCGAAGCACCGGAGTGGGTCCGCGACCTACGGAAAACAACTCGTGAGCAGAAAAAACGGATTCGGGAACTCGAAAAACAATTGGAATCCAAAGAGCCGCCTAAACAGACGACTCTTGGACCCAAACCTAAGTTGGCGGATCATTCTTATGATTCAGACAAATACGAGAAAGCCCTGGATCAATGGTATGAGCAAAAACGCGCATACGATGCTGAGGAACAGGAACGCCAAACTGCTGAACAGCAGCAACAGGAAACCTGGAACCAACGCCTTGCTCAGTACGAAGAAGCCAAGACCGTATTAAAGGTCAAGGATTTTGAAGATGCTGAAGAAAACGTGCTCGAACAGCTAAATCAAACCCAGCAGGGTATGATCGTCAGTGGAGCGGAAAACCCCGCATTGCTTGTTTATGCATTAGGTAAAAACCCAAAAATCTTATCTCAACTTGCGTCTATCAAAGATCCGGTAAGATTTCTTGCTGAGGCTGTTAGATTGGAGGCTACCAAGTTGAAAACTTCATCGCGCAAAGCTGCGGCAGCGCCAGAAAAACGAGTGTCGGGAGCGGCATCGTCAGCAGGCTCTAATGTAACTTTGGAAAAATTACGGGCAGAAGCCGAACGTACTGGGGACTTCACAAAAGTCATGCAGTACCGACGACAACTGAAAGCCCAGAACAAAATGTAAAGGACTACCGTTATGGCTAACGGATTTTCTAAAGAGGAACGCGTAGCGTTTGAAGAGATCCTTGAAGGATTTCAGGACGCGCTCGTTCTTTCCAGCGCTGTAGGCATCTACAGCACTGACCAGACAATGATGGAACGGACGAACAATACGATTTGGCGTCCAATGCCTTACATTGCCCGGTCATTCTCCGGCACGGACATGTCGTCCAACTTCGGCGACTACACCCAGCTTTCTGTACCCGCTTCTATCGGGTTTTCGAAGGCTGTTCCGTGGTCACTGACGGCTACTGAACTGCGCGATCAGCTTCAGGAAGGCCGTCTGGGCGACGCTGCTTATCAGAAGCTGGCTTCTGACATCAACGTGTCCGTCACCAATGTTGCCTCTAATCAGGGAACGCTGGTTGTCACCCGCACGGGTGCTGCTTCTGGTTTTGATGATGTTGCCGAGTGCGACGCCATCATGAACGAGCAGGGCATCCCGATGAATGACCGCTATCTGGCGCTCTCTTCGCGGGACTACAATGGCATGGCGAGCAACCTGTCAGTGGCTCCACGTTCCTTTGCAGGACAGAAAACTGTCTCTGCCTATGAGCGTGCACTGGTTGGCGACGTTGCCGGGTTTACCACGATCAAGATGGACTACGCTAACCGCCTTGCTGCGGCTGCTGGTACCGGGATCACGGTAAACACGACTGCCGGTGGTGGTCAGCACTACACACCTGTTGCAACGTCTACCGCTGCAACAGGTGAAACCAGCAACTACGACAACCGTTATCAGAACCTCACGGTTTCTGCGACGACTAACGTAGCTGCCGGTGATTGCTTCACAATCGCTGGCGTTAACGCTGTCCATCACATCACGAAGGCCGACACGGGTCAGCCCAAGACCTTCCGTGTGATCGAAGTCGTTGACGGCTCGACCCTGAAGATTTCGCCACCGCTGATCTCCAACCAGGCCACCGCTGCCAATGACTCCGCTGCTTCTTACAAGAACTGCGAAGTTGTGACCGCGGCGTCTAACTCGGCAATCACGTTCATCAACTATGATGCTGCAAACGTGAACTGCTTCTGGCATCGTGATGCAATCGAGCTGCTGCCCGGTCGCTATGCTGTGCCGGATGGTGCTGGTGCTGATGTTATGCGTGGAACCACGGACAATGGCATCGAAGTCGTCATGCAGAAGCAGTATAGTATTGACACGATGCAGACCAAGTATCGCTTGGATTGTCTCTATGGCGTGGTGAACAAGCAGCCTGAGATGACCGGCATCCTGCTGTTTGGTCAGACTCCATAAACATGGTAAACAGTCGGGGCGGCTGATGGGCCGCCCTGATATACTGGCCAGTTATCAAGAGGATTAGTGAAATGGCTTCTATTGATATTAACGTGAAATCAGTGGGGGAAACCCTGCTGGACGGATTTATCACCGCAGGCGCGATCAAGATTGCGTCTTTGTTCCTGCTTGCTCCAGAAACCGGCATTGCCGAACAGCCTCTGGCGTTCGTTGCTGTGCTTGGCGTTGGTGCCTTGGCATGGAAGGCCGCCCGTTCCTGGGTAGCGTTTAACTGACGTAAGGGGGCGGCTCTGCGGGGCCGCCCTTTTATTATAGGAGATTGAAATGCCTCAGAATGGTGCCAGACAAAGACGGCAAAGACGTGACCGCGGTATGACGACCGCTGCAAAAGCCAACACAAAAAAAGCCAACATTGCGGTTAAAAAGGCCGTGAAAAAGGTCAAAAAGGCTGCTCGTAAGTCCAACTTGAATACAAACCTGACGCGAGCATTGGGGGATCAAATGGGCCAGATGCGCCGTGAGGGAACTTATCGGGCGCGTAGTGTTAATACTGGTCGCACCAGTGGTGAGCGCATTGCTCATGAAGCCCGTGAAGACATGGCTGGTATACGCCACACTATGGGTTATCGCGAGCAACTTACAAATCGTGTAGGTCGCCTTGAGCAGGATCGTGCTGCATATATTCGTGAAGAACGCCGCCGTCAAAATGCTCGTCGCTCAACAAACAGGAACAACTAATGCCTGCCAAACCCGCCAAAGGCAAAGCCAAGGTCAAGATTACCGCTTCTGGTAAACGGGTCAGCTATGGCCAGGCGGGACCGGCTAAGGGTGGTGGCCCACGGGTTCGACCGGGAACCAAGAAGGGCGATGCATATTGTGCCAGATCTTATGGTCAGATGAAGCGAAGCAAAAAAGCTGCTGCCGATCCGAACAGCCCATTGCGGTTAAGCCGGAAGCGGTGGAAGTGCAGCGGTAAAAAATCGAGGCGCAGCTAATGGCAAAGCGACCAGGATTATACAAAAACATTGCGAAGAAAAAGGCTCGTATTAAAGCCGGTTCCAAAGAACGGATGCGCCGCAAGGGAGAAAAAGGCGCTCCTAGCGATGAAGATTTCAAGAAAGCCGCTAAAACGGCTAAAAAGCGAAAAACAAAAGGCAAGAAGAAATGACCGAATTTCCCCGCATGGTTTACATCAGTCCGGGCATGAGCACGACCCGCGGCGGTACGTTTGATTATACGGTTGCGAACGACGAGGAAGGCCTCGCGCATCTGCTGGCGAGCGGTTGGTTTGAGACGATTGCCGAGGCACTGGCGGGCGAACGGGAAGAGCCGGAGGTAGAGGATGTTCCAGAACCAGAAGCAGAGCCGGAACCTGAGCCAGTGGTTGAGGTTGTTGAACCCGCCGAGGAAGAACCAGCCCCGATTGAAGCTGTTGAAGACGCCCCCGCAGACGAGCCAGATTATAATATTGAGCCAACACGGGAAGAGTTGGAGATGAAGGCAACCGAACTGGGCCTGCAATTCGATGGCCGCACCAGCGACAACAAGCTGCGCCAGCGGATCGAGGACCATCTGGATCGCATGGAAGCTGAGGCGCGAAATGGATGACGAAACCTTGATGAAACTCTTACGCAAAAATAGCGATAAGAATTTTGTTCGGCGTATTTTGAACCCGGAGGCATTTCCTTTTTTGGAAGAGGATGGGAAGCGTATGAGCCATTTGATGGAATACGGCGAGGCCGATGGTCGTTACTATGTTTATCCCAGAATAGCTTATGAGCGTGGCAAATTGCATGACTATGGTGATGAGGCATTTGATCGAGCCATGAGGACGGGCGATTTTATGTCATTCGATACAGAAGAGGACGCTGCGTGGTTCTCGCGTAATTACAAAAATATTTGGCCCAAGGAATTACGATGACTTACACAAAGCTAGACGTTATCCAGCAGGCATATTCTGAAATCGGGTTGGGCAGTTATGTGTTCGACGCTGATGCGGAAGAACTGCAATATGCCTTGCGCCAGCTTGATGGCATGATGGCTCAGTGGAATGGCAAGGGTATCCGCTTGGGGTATCCGCTGCCATCTGCGTATAA